TATGCCCACCCATACTGAAATAATGCCCTGCGTCAAATTTCGCTCCTAACGGCTTTTCGCAACTAATACAGGGTTTTCCTTTGTCGCGCTTTCGTATGTACTTATTAAACGTTATTTGAGCTAATTTAAGCAACTCGGGCAACGTTTGCAATTCGTTTTTTAATATCTTTTTTTTTGTTTTCCATTGCTTTTGCTTTTCCAATTCAATCCAAACTTTAACGCAAGTGGAATCAAAGCAAAATTTTTGATTAAATCGAACTGGGGTAAATTCGGATTTGCAATTTTTACACCTCATAACCCCTTTTTAAGCATTTCATTTTCGTTTTTCAATTCCTTTAATTCGGTTTTTAATTCTAAACCTATGCGCTCCAACCTAAACGCCGTGCTACGTGCAAACCTTAATTCTTTTTCCATTAATTCAATCGTGTTTCTAACCGTTTGCAAGTCGCTTAAACTGGATTCCATTGAAGTAATTAAATCCGTTCTATGCGGATTCCGTTTTTTTATATGGTCTACGCTATCCTGTATTTTTGCGTAGGTATATTGAACTAAAACCTGCGCCTTGAAAATTTCTAAATCTTCCATACTAAAAAGGTAAATTTTTGTCTTTTGGTATCCTAATATCTTTAATCGGATTCACTCCGTAAACTTCAAAACCTAATCCGCTATTCCAATTAAAAATAACCGCGTCGTTTAATCCCGTATGCCTACCGCCCGTATCCGTGTCCTTTACTTTTTCAACGCTTACCATAGTACAATATTTCATTACTTCGTGTTTTATTAGCCTGTGAATAACTACCATATCGTCGCATCTATTCAAAAATGCCTTACCACCCTCGATGTGGTCTTTTAACGGCGGTTTCAAATGTCCTTTAAAATCCCCGTCGGGGTATAAATGCCCACTTCGTCCGCTCTCGGTATTCGGGTGCGTATTTATGTAAATTGTCATTCCCGTTTTATTCACAAACTCCCGTGCCTTATTCATAAAAGTATAATTACCCTCGTAACTCATTTCCCTATCTAACCCCGTGAACGGGTCTATTAACCCGACATCGCAACCCGAAGCGTTAAATAATTCCAATAACTCCAACGGCTTGTAAAGTTTTGTATTATCTACAAATATAAAAAATTGTTCCAAGTATGTTGAATAACTTTGAATTTGAGCAATCGTTAAATTTTTGAATTTTTCGCCTGAATACAACTGGATTAAATCCCGTAAAATTTGTCCTTTTTGATTTTCACCGCTCCAAAGAATAAATTTTAATCCGTGTTTTAATGCAAGGCAAAGAAAATACCAATTAACCCAATACGTTTTACCGACGTTGTCGTGTCCTAAAATTATGTTTACTTGTCTTCGCTTAAATCTTAAATAATCGTCCAAACGGCAATCGATACCTAAACCCTCTTTAATTTTACCCTCTTTGAAATCAATAAGGTATTGTATCGTATCGCCTTGTTTTCTAATCATTATTTCGGTATTTATTCGGGTCGTCTTTTTCGTTTAGCTGGGCTAATATATTTCGAGTAAACTGTAAATCCAAACTTAACTGCGATTGTTTCCCATTAGGGAAATTTTTACCTAACCACTTTTTAGCCGTTAAAAATAAACTTTTGTACTGATTATTTTTTTTGTAGTTCTCGATTTCGTCTAACGTCGTATTTATTTGGTCTTCGTTCCACGTTTCCGCAAGTTTATTGTATTCCTGAAAACTCAAAGATAAATGCGCGAAGCGCCTATAAACATTTTCATTATCATTATCATTATCATTTACATTAGCTTCGGTTTTGCTTTTCTTTTGCTTTATTTTCGCTTCCATTTCGCTTTTTATCTGCTTTGTTTTTGGTTTTATTCCGTTAAGATATTTTTTGTAGTTAGCTTCTAATTGGGGTGAAATCAAAATAAAAATCGTTTTGCTTATTCCGTTTAATTCAATCCTTTTCCCGTTTAACCCTAACTCGTAAACTGCTGTCCAAACGTCCGCTTGATTTTCTTTTGGTAACTCTTTAATTGCCTCATAAAAACTTCTATAAATTATCATTGAATCACGTTCCATAAAATAAATTTAATCAATAAAAAACCCCTGCAACTCCGTCGGCTCTCACTTCGACTTTATTACAAGGGTTAATAACATCTTTTGGTTCTATAATGTGAGAGACGAACCGTTTACAAATATAATTAATTATTCAATACATTTTAACTTATATTGATTTTTTAATATACGTATTTGTATTTGCTCTAATCCGCGTAAAGATTTGCAATCGATTACTTCAGTAATTAAATCGTTTACGTTTCTATTAACTGGATGCTCCATTAACTCCAAACGCAATTCTCGGGTATCCTCTAAATATAACCTTTCGTTTGTCTTTTCAAACCACTCCGCACGTTTTATATTATGAATTACGGTTGCGTGGTTCAAACCAAATAATTCGCCAATTTGTCGTAAATTATAGCCGTCGTGATGTAATTTTAACATTAAGAAACTTCGTTTATTTACGTACATTAATTTACGGCATCGTTTTATTAAATCATGTTTATTGATTATTTGGATTACTAACTCCCGCATACCTCTTTTATTTCAATTACTAATTTTCCCCAAATATCCAAACGCCTAACCGCGTCCTTTTTATCGTATGCCGTTATCGTTGTCCGTGTTTTTTTCGGACGGCTTGCCACAAACTCCCTCGTCCAATAAAGTACCGTATAATTTTTCATATTTTGCTTCGATTACTTTACAATAGTGTTTCCAATTAAAACTACCCGACTTTGTTATGTCCCGCATTCCCTGACTCCACCATTTAATTTGCGCTCCTAAATTATAGTCTATTTTCATATCTTTTTTCGTCTGAATTTAATTCGTCCCAATAACTGCGCTCCGCTTCCTGTTGGCGCTCCCATAAGCATAAATCGTTAGCTACGTCAAAAATACCCTCGCATAAAAGATAAATTTCGTTTTCGCTTAATTTGTACGGTATTTCCGTTTCCCCTGCGTAACAATAAGCCGTAACGTTTTCTACGCTTATATCAAAATGCCTATCTAAATCCTCTTCCATTGTAAATAAACACGTACCCCAAATTGTTTCCCCGTTGCGGTCGTAACTAAATTCGCACGTGTTGTTTAATAGCTCTATACCTAAATCATTCATAACATTATTAAAATTAAAAGTTTATACATAATCCACGGGGCTAAAACCACTATTAACCCACCTAAAATAAAATCTTTTTTTTGCTTTTTAGTCATCGTTTAAACCTAATTTGTAAAGTAACTCATCCATAACCAACCATTGCATAACTGCCCGTTGCGTTGCACTATCCAAACTCCCGTAATTATCGCGAAGTTCCTCGTAATCGTTTTTTAACTCGTTAGCGTAATCCATTACAATTTCTAAAATTTCCTGTTTGTTCATAGCGTTTTGTTTTTGTTCGTTAATAATCATACACAAATATAAATACTATTTTCATAACTACAAACTTTTTCAACTTTTTTTTCACTTTTTAACAAATTTAGAATGATTCTAAATAAGAAATAAGCGTATAAATTTACGGAAAGCATAATAAAACAAGCCTATAAACTAAAAAAGGGGTATCGCTACCCCCCTAATTAAAAACGCTATGCGCAAATTTACAACGGAAATTTGAAACTATCTATATTTTTTTGCATTAAAGTATCTACGCGCTTGCATTCGATTTTCAAAATACGCCCGCCTAACGGCTTTGCAGGTGCGCCCCGTTCAATATGCCAACCCGAACCACCGTCCCCGTATTCCTCTTTATACGTTCCTGTTAACATTAAGTGAATATATTTTTTATTAACTGAATAACCCGTTTTGGAATTACTTTTTAACTCCTCGCGTACATCGTTACGCGCGCTATTTTCGTGTATATGCCCCATTGAAAAAACGTCGAAATCTTCGTACATTTCCAACGCCCTTGTTTGGTTTATTGCTCCTTTCGTTACAACTCCACCACCACCCGAACCGTGGAAATACTTTATTTTGGTAGTTATTTCTATATTTTGGTGGAATAATTGCCTAATAATAACCCAACCCCCGTAACCGCCCGTTTGTACCTTTGAACCGCATTTCAAGTTTAATAAATCTACAAACCTTTGAAGTAAATCCGTTTCCTGATATTTAATAACGCTCGTTTCGTGGTTGCCGTAACCAATGACCGTCAAAATTTTGGCGTATGGTGTAAACCATTCTACCGCCGTTTCAACTATTGAATCCAAATAACGTCCGTTATTGTGTTCGGGCAAAACGTTACGACTTCGCCTATTATCGCCCCGCCCCTCCATTAAACAAAAAAAGTCGCCATTTACGACGACTGGTATATTATTATCTTTGCAAAAATCTAAATGCTTCCGCAATAATTGCCTATCGCATTTTGGATTGTCCCAATGCAAGTCCGAAATCATAGCAACGTGAACCTGTTTTCCGTTTAATTGTAATTCGTGAACATTTCGCCCGTGTTTAATTACTTCCATGCCTTAAAAAGATTGATTAAAGGTTTAATAAAAAACCCAACTAAAAAAGCAATTAAAACAATCCACCAATTTGTACGGTATTTTACGACTCGTTGAGCCTGTGCCGTTTTCCATTTTGTTTTGCCCTCGACTTGAATTGTTTTAATGCGCTCTTTGTATTCTATTCGTGTTTGCCAACGTGTTTTCGGTACGTAAACATTTCTAAACTGTATTATGGTATCTTTTGAACTTATGAATTTTTCCCATACGATTGTATCGTTTTTTATTACTGGAAAAGAATCCACCGAAGTAATACGTATCGTATCGCTATCTTGTACCACTTTTAAGCCGTTTTTAAGAGCCTTTCGGTAGTGGTACTGTGCCTTGCGTTCACTCGAACACGCAAACGCCGTTAAAACGGCTAAAAACACGATTAAACGTTTCATAAGTTTTTAAGCATATCAATCATTCGTGGACACGGGTAAATATCGCTTTTATCCTTGCGAACTGAATTATGTGTAAAAATTCCGTGCGTACCCTTAAATGCTTCCTTATCGATTTGGAAAATTTCATCGCGGTACGTTTTTGGTATGTCGTAAGTTTCGCAAAGGTACGTTACTAACTGGCGTAAACTTTCAATTTGTGCATCCGTGTATTTTTCCCAATACACGAAACCCTTAAAAGGTTTTTCTAACGTCGTAACGTTGCGCGGGTCAACTAACCCACCCGTGTAATTGTAAAATTTTCCGCTCTTTAATCGTAACTGTCCGTAATTGCATACCTCAACACCAACCGAACTTTTATTTAAGTTTTGGTAAGCCGTTCCGTTTTTGGAAAAATCCTCTACATCGATACCTAAATGCCACGCCCAATGTTTGGAGCTAAAACATTGAACTATTTCGCCGTTATGCCCAATTACAAAAGCCGTTGCAATCCGTGTTTCGTTACTATTCCAAAATCTACTAACCGCCTTTGCGTCGCCACCCCCTGCCGTGTGGTGTAGGTATATTTGCGTTTTTTTGTTTTCCTCTTGGAAATACTGTGCCTTATCCAAAGGCACATTAATAATTTTATTTAAGTCCAATTTCATCGCTATCGTTTTTTAGTTCTTTTGCCCTGCTTATTAACTTTTTTAAAGATGCCCAAAGGTCGATGCCTTTAACCGCTTTGTAATTTTCGTTTATGCTTACAACTTCAATCGAAATTAAAACTAAACTTAAAACCTTTGTCAAAAGTAAATCCTGATTAAATATACTTTTCAAAATCGAATTAAGTATGTACCAATCAATAAGAAAAAATAAAATAATCGTTATTTGATATAAGAGCATTTTACTAATTACTTGACTTAATCCTCGCGAAGTAATTGCTTTTCCCTGTTTACGGCTTTTCCATATTCCCGTAATCGTGTCTAATAAAATACTAAACCCAACGGCTAATAACATACCACCAACGGGCGTAAAAAAAGCTATTAAAGCACTAATAAGCGTTGCCCACTTCGTTTGTATCGTCGTCGTTATTATTGTTATTGTTTTCATAAGTCTGTATTAACTGATAGGTAATTAAACACGCGTATGCCATTGCGAAAAAACGAATATAAATTTGTTCGGATTCCACGAGCGCTCCAATCGCTCCCGCATAACCCAAAATAAAATACAAACTCGCAAACCCTTTCGATTCTATTTTCATTTTATTTTGTATTAAATTCCTTTGTATTCTTTTGAAGTTTTTTAAGCAACTTTTGTAATTTAATAACGTTGCTTTTTTTTGGCTCGTATTGCTTTTTCATATTACCCAACCTGAATAATTAGAATCCGTGTTCGGGTAAATATCCGCATTTTGATTCGTATAGTATTCGGGAAACGTATTACCCGAAAAAATCATAAATTGAATGAAACGCTCCGTGTAGTTTTGTGCTAAATATCTTTGTTTTTCGATTAAAAAATCTACTTCGTTTTTTTCTACGTTTTGGGCGTTTTCGCTGGAATGCTTGAAAATACCTTTGTTCGCCATTGTATACGCCATAAAAGGCAAGTACTCCACCATTGCCCAATGTATTAACATCGGTTTAATGTACGTTTCAACTAAATCCAAATAAGGATTAATTAAAGTTCCCGCGATAATATCTGCTTTTATTTTTTCGAGTAACTGCGTGCCTGTGTATTGTTGAATATGTATATCCTGCGCGACTTTAATCCATTGAATAAAGGTATCGGTGTCTATATTGCCATTAAGTGCGGTAAATCGCACTAAATCGTCCCTTGTAATTAATAACGCTTCTGCCATTTTATTTAACGTCTTTTGGTAAATTTTTATTACGTGGGCTAAATCCTTTTAAGGGTAATTGATTTGGATAAAAACTAACCTCGTATGGATTCCTAACTACGTACCCGCGTATTTCCGCAGCTCCCGTACCTATTTGTTGGTATCCTTTTTCAATTTCGTTTAAATTTAACATAAACGTAACCCTTGCCCACTTATGCCTACAACGTGGACCGCCTTTAAACTTGAATATATCGTACGTGTTTGCACCAAACTCTCCAAAGCTCGGGTTTACTGCTTTTTTGCTCATTGCGTCGATATCCTCTTTTCTAAATAAACGGTCGGTTTTTTGCATCATTGCTCTGCAAAATTCACGTTCTGGATTTTGATTACCCGTATATCTATAACGAACTTTAAAGTATAATAAATCGCCTACTTTTTTATCCTGTTCGCTTTTATATTTCGGGCGTGGACTTCCAATCATTACCCCGAATAAACTTTTTATTTTGCCTAATAAAGTCGTTTCTTTATTTAACGATAATTCCGATTGAATTAAATAATTATCTAATTCGTCTTCGTCTTCGCCTGCCTCCCTTTCGTCAACTAATACCCAATTTTCGTCCAACTGGTTTTTATCTACCTCGTTTAATATATCCTGTAATTCGGTATTTATTTTACTTAATTCCGTTGCATCCGCTCCCGTTTCCTCATTTACTTGGTCTTGCGTTTGTGCGTTTTCTAAATCCGTAAACTCCAAAGGTTTTAACGTCCTGAAAAATAACTTTAATGAAATTTGATTAAACGCCAAAATTTGGTCGAACGCTTCCAAAATTTCGTCTTGAAAAGGACGAACTACCATATTGTTAAATAAGATAAAAGAATTTTGTAATTCGTCCGCGTTGCTGGAAAAACCATTACTCGAAGCAATCCCAAATAATAAAGGACTTGTAACGTTATGCCCTAACATTATTTTTCGTAAACATTCCTCGGATAAATAGGTATAGTGGTCGGGAGCGTCGTTTAACGGAATATCATCAACGGTAGTTTTTGATTCCGAATTAAGATTAAAAGCAACTATAACCTTTTGCCCTTTTGAACCCGTTAATTTGTTTAATACTTTTTGGCTTATTAAATCCTGTTGTTCCTCACTCGGTACGCCATTGTTAAAATTAACGACTTTCGTGCCTGAAAACCCATTTTGAACTTCGTTAATTAAATAATCGCTTACCTCTTCCTCTAAAACTGCGTAGGGTAACGCCCCCTGATAATCGGGAAAAGCATAGTATTTCATTCCAACCCCGTAAGGCTTAACAAACATTATTTCGATTTTCTCTTTTGAAAACCCGAACGCTGGAATCCTTTTTGGTGGAAATTTTCGCACTTCGTCCCAATTATCCGAATAATAATATCCTGTAATTTCGCCGTTTTCGTTGCATTTTTCTGCTCTTAAAAGATTAACGGGAATATGGTAAACCTTTAAAATTTTATCGTGTTTATCGCTGTAATGAATTTGTATTGCGAATTGCCCAAATAATTTTCTGTCGAATACCATTTTACGAACGCAATCCTTATTAAACAAGGACATCATTTGCGCGTATTCGTTAGGCTTTCGCGAAGCGTCCAATGCACTCAACCCCTTGCCATAAATTAAACGCGCTACGTTGTTTATTATCGCATTATTCGTTGTCGAATTTGTGTACCTATCAATTAGGTAATTAAAGTAATTATTATCCTCACCCCAACCTACCCACGCATCGCGAGAATTTTCCGTTAATACGGGTTGTTGGTATTCGGCTAATTGTAAAACATGAACGTTATTCATACATAATAAATTCGTTGGTCGTTACGTTGCTAACGTATGCACCATTGTTAATTGAAAAAGTATCTATATTTTGATTCGTGCAAAACATTCGCTCTTTGAGAATAACCTCGTTAGCTTGATTTTTGAAAATTGCCCAATAAAAATGATTTTCGACCGTGGGTAAAATTGCCGAACACGCAAAATCATAACCGCCTACGAAAAAATTAGGCGTTATCACTGGCGTAGGTAAGTTCGTGTTTTCGTCAATTAAAGTTAAACTTGTAGGCACTCCGTAACGTGGAATAAATCTAAAGTTTTGCGCCGTTGGTAATTCCTTTACAACTATCATATATCTATAACCTGAATTTCGTTTTTTTGTGCAAAAAAAAAGGGAATGTTTCACGTGAAACACTCCCTCGTTTTTCCCTTTTGAAAACCTTTTTAAGAATTAACTACCGTAGGGCTATTAAGCAAAGTAACTAATTGCGCTTGTGTCGATGCGTCTAAAAAGTTCGCAGGCGTTTTTTCCTGACCTGTAAACGTTAACTCGTATCCGTTCATATCGCCCAAAGCCGTACCGTTAGCAATTTTACCCGCCGTTACATCCATACCTCGCAACAATCCCGCAATAAAAAATTGATTGTTATTGTTTTCTACGATAATGTTTGGACGGCCGTAAGAAAGTAGTTTAATTTGTTTGTGCGTAATCGCGTCTTGTTTTTTCAACTGAACTGTTAAAACTTGCTCGAAAAACGTAGTTCCGTTTTCGCGAGAACTTGTAATCGTTTGTTCAAAGCTGTTTGTTCCTTTTAATTCAAATTTGTAAATCGAAGCGGGTGTATTTAACGAAATCGCCGTAATTTGGTCTTCGTAACCTGCTGTTGTATCGTAGGTAATATCCGTTTCGTCGTAAAGCCCGTAATTCAAAATATAAATGTTTTGTAAACCGCCTACCGCATCTTTACAAGGCTCTAATCTTCCGTGGGTTATATCGCAACTCATGTCTTTTAATTTTTATTAAGTTAAAAAAAAGGGGTATATTTCAACCCCCGAAATATATTAAGCCACGACAACAATATCCTCAATAACTCCGTATTGCGAACCTGCGGCGTATCGCATAATTACGCGAACGTTATCATCGCCCAAAGTAGCGGATGTGTCAATTACTCGAACCTCTTGCGTATCGCTCAATAAAGAGCAACCAAAATAAAGGTTTGAGGTAGTCGTACAAAGAGCCGCCCCTGCTGGCAATCCATTAGCCATAAAAATCGGAATACCGTTAAACGTTAAATTTCCGTTAGTGTACCACATTGTACCCTGTGAATTAACCCCTGAATTTGCTTCGCTATTGGCTAACAAACCAAAACCGCCCAAAGCCGAAATATAGTATTTAACCCAATCCTGCGCTAAATAAATTTTAAGGTCTGGTTTTCCGTACAAACTTGCGGGAATAGCGTCAACGATTAATTGCAAACGTGAAATAGCATTAGTCGCTGTTATCGTCGCAATCGCGATATTTTGCCCAACGGGTAAGTTAGGGTCGTTTTGTGCTTGAAACCAAAGCCCGTCGAACTCGCCTGAATTTGTAGCATCGCCTTGCCAAATTGAAACCTCATTAGCCGAAGCAACTTTTTCGGCGGCGTATGCGATTAAATAATCGGAAAACGATTTGGGTAGGTTGTCAAAAGACGAATAACCCATTTCGATTGATTGCCATGTGTTATGGAACTCTTTTTTACAAAGGGTCATATTCACTTGTAAATCTTTAACCTGTAAAACTCGCTCGGTTAAATTAACCGTACCCGCTGGGTTAAAATCGCAAGTTGCATCGGCTAAAAAGTTAGTCGTTTCAAGTCGCTGAATAACGGACTTAAATTTTACGTTAGGCATAACGGTTACCCCGCCACCCTCGATGGTTGGTGCGCTCAAAAGAGCGGCTGAAACGTACTTACCTGCCCACTGGCCTGCGTACGTTGTTGTAATGTTTGGATTTGGCATTTTTTTTTATTTTTTAATTATTTATACATTTTATTTAATACGGAATCCATTATTCCGCGTGGTGCTTTTGAACCGATTTTTGTTATATCGGTTTTTGCTTCGTTTTCGGGGTTAAATGCAATCGGCTTCGGTGTTTCAGCAAGTTCGGTTGTTTCGTTTACAACTTCGTTAACTTTTGAAAATTTCGCCAATTCGATTTTTAACTCTTCATTTTCTTTTAATAGTCGTTCCATTTCACTAAAAAACGTTTCCTTAACTACGCTTTCGATTGTCTTTTTTGGAGTAGATACAGGTTCGTTCATTTGTTGCTCGGGTTGCGCTGGCGTTTCGGGTGCTTCGGGAGCGACTTCATCCTCGGGTGCTGTTTCCTCGGTTGTCGATGCGTCGCGAATTTCTGCGATTATTCCCTCAATCTCTACGCACAAAATACGCCCGTCTTCTAATTCATATTCGCCCACTGGAACGGCAATTTTTTGTCCGTCTTCCGTTACTACAAAAACCTCATTTTCAGGTTCGAATTTATCGGCTTCAATAACCGTTACCCCGTCCCCCAATTTCATTTGCTCTAACTTGATTTCTTGTTTAAGCAAATTTTTAATGTGTTGTAAAAGTGTTGTGTTTTTCATATTATTTCATTAAATTATCCATTTCAGTACGTAGCGCTTTTAATTTATTGTAAGATTCCATTTTTTGCGGTTCGATTCCTACCTCTTTACTTTTCATTTCGTAAGCGCTTAAATTCGTGTCCGTTTTTCCCGCCATTGTATCGTAACTCATTTTGATTTGCTTTTTGAGTTCGCGCATACTTTTAAGGCAATGTTGCATTTCAACGATATTCGATTCTAAATCCTGTAAAGATTTTAATTCCAACTTATTGATTTGGATTTCGTCTGCTCGGTGAATTTTGTCTAAAACTGATTTCATATTGATATAATTAAATTGATTTTGTTTTGTTGCATTTTTAAGGTTTCGGATTCCAATTTGGTGAACTGGGTAACGGTGGAGTAACCCCGCTTCCGATTCCTTGATTTTGTAATTCTCCCGTACAACATTTTTTTTTGTACGTTCCGTCTTTGCACAAACACGCACGTTTTCCGTTTGTTCGGCTTGTTGACGTTTGTTTGATATTGTTATTCATAAAAATTTGTTTAATAAAATTAAGCATTATCGATTTGTTGTAATTTCCTTTGCGCCCACTCAATACCCTCATCGCCACCCCACGCCAACCAAGCCAATCTCCCGCAACCGTCTCCTAATTCTTTTTTAGAATTTTGTCGGTGGCGTTCGAAACTTGCCATTCGTGCGATTGTTTCACGTGAAACATTCTCGCCATTTGCTAATTGATGCGCTCGGGCTTTTCCTGTTGCTTCGAGACAATCCCCCCACCCGTTTTTTTCAGCCCAATTAATCGCAATTTGTGCGTTTTCCTGCGCTTTTTTTGGATAATCGTTGTAAGTTTCTAACTCGATATTCAAGAGTTTTTTAAGCTCATTAATTACTTCCGTGGCTTCGTTTTCTGCTAAACTCATTTCGTATTTGTCCGCAAAATAACCCTCGATTGAAAACCCTTTAACCTTGCCCTCTTTAACATCATTCCAAACTTCGTCGTTATTTACTTTCATTGAAATCATCCACGTCCCAACTGGTAAATTAAAACCATATAAACGGCTTTTATCCGTTTTGCTATCCTCGATTATCCAACTTTCGACAACGCTTAAACCTTTCAAAGGTTTTTCGTGTTCATAAGTCGCGTTATTTTGATTTGAGCGCATTAAAAACAATTCGCTTGCCTTTCGTACCGTATCTTTGGAAAAATAAATATAGTATTCCTCTTTGTCTTTATTTACGCGATAAATTTGCTTATTTGGAATGAGAGCCGCCCCCATTAAAATACGTTTTTCCCCGTCTATTTCTTTTAATTCGATTTCGTGTTTATTTAGGGCAACGAAGTTTTCCTCTATTGCGGGGCTATGCACCACGCTAACCGCGTCTATTCCACCCTCGGGGTCGTTTTCATCTATTATTAACTCGACTATTCGCATACTCATAAAACTTAAATTTAATTAAAGCGTTGCGTTTTGAATCCTATTTCGTTCTAAACTTTGAGCGCTCGTAACATCTCCGCTTACTACAAAAGCCTGCGTCGGTTGTTGTTGTAATTGCGCCAACTGATTCAACCCGTTATTGCCGACTACGTTAAAACTTGGTGCCTGTGTTGTACTTGCACCGCCCCCAATATCGCCACCACCGCCACCGCCACCACCGCCACCACTTGCACCCCCACCCTCGAATTTTTGGCTTGCTATTTTTGCTATATTAACCAAACCCGCGGTTACTGCTATCCCTGCGGCTATTCCCCCACGAACTGGAGAAGACGGGTCGGGAATCGGTACGAATTGCGAACCATAAGCCGAGACAGCATTTTTGTATGTGTCAATCGTTGCGCTTGCTATTTGCGCCGCTTTTTTTACATTAAACGCTCTACGTGCTTCCTTTTCTCCTTTTTTGCCGAATAACTCCGTAATGCTTTCAACTAATGATAATCCGTTTTTAACTAAATCCAAATTACGGTCTATGGCTTCCTTTTTGCGCTTTGCTTCCTCGTCTGCGTATTTTTTATTTATTGCGTCTATTTCCCTACCTTTTGCTTCGGCAATCGTCTTTTCAGCGTCCGCGTTTCCTTTGGCTAATTCTTCCATAGCAAAATACTTTTCACGTATCGCGCCTAATTCCCGTTCTTGAGCAGTTAATCCTGCTTGGTAGTTTTCCTCATCTAATGCTTCGATTTGTGCGTCAAAATCCTGTTTTCTTTTGCGCTCTAAATTTTCAGCTTCTTTTATTGCATCCTCTTGTAATTTTTTCTTTTCGGCTTCGTACTTTTCGTCAATTTTTAATAAATCATTATTTAATAATTCTTTTGCGTTTACTAAAATTTCCCTTTCCTTTTCTGTTAATTTGGTTTCAGCATAAATACGTAAATCCGTTAATTTTTTTTGATATTCCTGTTGTGAAATTTTACCATTTTCAAATTGTTTATTTAATGCTTCTGTTTCGTCTTTAATGCGTTCGTTTAAAAAATTATCCCTATAATCATTAAACTGGTCTTTTCTTAATGCTTTTTCTTTTTCAATTCCCTCTTGCATTAAAGCCAATTTTTGATTTTCTTTTTCCTCGTTTAATTTTAATTCGTCTTCGTATTGTTTATTTAATTCTTCAATGATTTTTTTACGTGATTCCTGCGCTTTTTTTGCCCTATCATCTGCATTTTTTTTACTTGCGTCTGCGTTTTTTTTATTTTGCTCTGCGGTTTTTTTGGCACTTTCTTTCATTGCCTTTTCTTGGTTTATATCTAAAATTTTTAAATCCGTTTCGGCGCTTGCAATCGCTTGGGTTGCTGTGGATATTTTATTTTGAATATCTGAAATGTTTTTTTGCATAGCTACCGCAACAGTATCCAAGCCCGCGTTTTGCATGAGTTGAGCGTTAATTTTAAGTTCGTTAAGTTTTAATTCTAATTCTTTTTTTAATGTTTGTTGATACCTTATTGAACCTTGTATTTTTGCTTTTTCTAATTCGTACGTACTTTTGCCTTCTGCTTTTAGTAATTTTATTTTATTATCGTATTGACTTTGCTCGCTATTATATGCCCTTTCACGTGCTTCTTGTAATCTTTTCTCATTTTCAATAGCCATATCTTTTCTCATTCTTTCATTTTCTGCGTTTTTTTCTGCTTCCGTATCCGTTATTCCTAACCAATCCGTAACACCAGATAATGAATCAACAATTGCATCAAAATTTGCAATTAACACACCAACTAAAACAATTATAGCTCCGATGCCTGTTGAAACTAAAGCTAACCTAAATAATTTTAATGCCGTTGAACCTGCACCAACTACAAAATTATAAGCCGTTTGTGCTATCGTTAAAACACCTTGTCCTACTGCTGTTTGTTTTAATACCGCGCCCAATTGTTTAAACGAATCTATGGATTGTCCTACCGCTTGCAAACCTTGACCAATTGCCATTGCGCTTTGTACTTTGAGCATAATTTTTTGTACGTTTTCTGATTCCGTACCCATTAAACCCATAGCGCCCGTAACTGCGGAAAATCCACCCGCAACGCCTGTTAACGTACCCGTAAATGCTGAAAATTTGGCATCAGGATTAAATGCATCCGTTAACGCTTTCGCATCGCCTATTTTGTCTTTTAATATAGCCGCGTTTTTAGCGGCCTCTACCGCCTGTTCACTCGTTGCACCGTATTTATCTGCTAATCTTTGTACTTCCGCCTGTGCCTCTTTAAATTGTGCTTTTAAACTTTTGGTGTTGTCCGTTATCTCAAGTTCTATCGTGCGTTTTTCTGCCATTTCTTTTTAATTTTATTTCTCGCATTCCTTGTTTCCATTGACCGCGAATTGTATCGTGTAACTTGTATTTTCCCTTTGCTATTTCTATGTATTCGTGTTTTCCTAAAAACTCGTTCACTTGTAATAATTGAATAATTTGTTTTATGTAACTCATCGCAAAATAATTATTAAACCCTCTAAAATTTCCCCGTTATTAAACTCGTATGTTATATTTACAAAAATTTGAGTATTTGAATCCACTCCGTCCGAGCTTCCTGAATCAACTTCGTCCATTGTTCTAACTCTCGGTAACGTTATGTTGATTATTCCGTCTGTGTCCAATGCGCTGGGTTCAATGTAAACGTCGCTATTTGAACTTGTAAATAATGCCCTGCGCGAACTTCCCGTGTTCGGCATCGGGTTCGGTAACGTAATCGGAACGCTAACCGTGTTTCTGCTCGGTTCTAAATGAATAATTCTTTCGGGGTTCACTGGCATAAAATCGTTTAATAATTCAAACTGGGTTACGCCCGTAACCATATTCGTTTTCATTTGGTTAATAATATATCTTTTATCGCGAATAATTAACCTATCGTTTAACTGAATACCCGTTAACAAACTGACGGGTAAATTTGCCTTAACCGTTGTTAATCTATTTTTCGGGTTAAATAAATTCGCTAAATACGGAAAATAATACGTCGCAAAAATTGACTGCTGTATGGGAAATAACCAATAAGACGAAGTTTCGGGCGCAAAATTAATCGAGTAATTTATTCCATTGTCAGTTAAGTCTTGCCCGAACATCGTGTAATCAAAGTTCGTAAAATATCCCGAACCATTTGTGTAGTGGATATGTTGAGCCAATGTAATACCCCCGTATTTGTAAAGTAAAATCGGCTTTGGAATATACGGCGAAAAACTCGAATCCAACGAATAACCTAATTGTAATCTCGTACCCGTGAATTTATTGAATAGCAAATTTTCGAAAGGAACTTCCAACGTAAATTCTCCGCCGTCGTATGGGTATTGATATTCCGTATTTCCCCATTGTTTTAATCCGTTTTCAAAATACTTTTTATTCATAAAACTTTCGGAATCCTGAAACTTAAAACCTATTTTTTTGTAAAGTTTAACCCGTTCAATTCCGATTTCCTGTTTATCGGTGAACTCCGTTATGTTAATAACCGCACCCGCTCCGTACCAATCCGCCAACGGAATAATTTTATACGTCTTTTCCTTTTCTGCAAAACAAGTTAAATTAAATTGTTTTAATATACCTGAAACAAAATCGGTTATTTTAATTTGTGGCGCTAACGTTTGCAAGTCCGTAAACGAAGTTAAGTTTAGGGTAGTGGTTTTGTACTGAATTTGACTTAAATAAATCGTGCTTCCAATGTAACTATTAACCGAATAGGTAAATCGTAAAGATATATTAACCGCGCTCGTAGCTCTTAACTTGAACGTATAAACTTCATTAAGACCTAATTGATTAACAAAATAGGCTACGTTTGCGCCTAATTGCCCGCCTAATGTAAAGCCCAAACATTGCCACGTCGTAAACAAACTTCCATTAACGTAAGCGTCTAAATAAAAAATAACGCTTGTATTTGAATTACTCGATATATTAACGTCCAACGTATGGTCTAACGCCCCGTTCAAAAACTGAATCGTTAATTCGCCGTTTGTTAAATTAAACGCTGGCGATAAATCATAAGGGTTTATTATTTGGCTTAAAATAGTCGAATACATTACGTCTTGCGATTGTCCTACAAACTGATAATCGTTTCTATTTTTGTACCAAATATAAGCCTGTGTAAATCGTGGGTCGCTTAAAAAATTACCCGTAAACGTTATGCCGTATTGATTTGAAATTAAATCGAAAATGCTTTTAACCCTCACCGCTGGAAATAACTCCCTGTAATCAATCGCGCCTGCATTATTACTTATATTATTTCCGCTACCTATATTTAACCAATTAGGAAAATTACCGCTCGGGTCTGTTCCTTGATATTGCCATATTCGGCTCGAAGTAATTAAAGGGTAACAAACGTCCCAATCAATACTCGCATCTGTAATTCTGTTGTAAACTTCCGTAAATGAATAAGGGTGGTCTATACTCGTGTGGTTTAATACGCTTAATAAATCTTCGCCAATTAAATCCTTTAACGTCGTAACATCGCCATAAAACGTAATGGTGTACGAATCCGCTTGTCCGTTTTTTAACTGGCTTTTTTCCATTTGGATTTTACCCCTGCGGAAAAATGTCATATCTATTTCAATAAACCCGTTTAAGCGCTCTTGGTAGTTTATATTACCCGTAACCGCGTTTTCGTAAAAATACTCCCAAATTGCGTTATTTACGGGGCTTGTCGGTATTGTAAACGACTGTGAAAAGTCCGTGTACGTTTTTGAAATATCTTGAATGTTTTGAATCGTCGACGTTATTTCGATTGTTTCATCGTTGAATAAATCTAATTTTTGCCCCTCAACAAAAACCCTAACCTGCCGTTCCATTAAATTACGTTATTTATTAAATCGTGGCTTTCGTCAAACTCCAAAACATAGTTAATCGTTTTGTTGTTTATATTCTTTTGTTTGTCTATATTCGTGGTTTTCATTTTAACAGGAAAACCGTTTAATAAAATTCGTTCGCTTAAAAGTAACTGCTGTAAATTACTCGAAAACGTTTCATCAACCCAACCCGTATTTACTCGGTGCGTTATCGTTCCGTTGGTGTTAAATGTTTGTCTTTGATTTGCTTTCGTGTCCCATACGCCGAATAAACCCATTTTTTGCATTAAATTAAATTCGGTTGCGTTCGTGTTTACGCTGGAATAACTTGCCTTGAAAAAAAATTCCCTTTGCCACGCTCCATACATATTTACAAAATCGCACGTAATTACTTCGTACTTACATTCCTCAATCGGGTAAAATGTAGCGTTCCAAATAAGTATGTTTAAGTTCGTATAAATTTCTACTTTGTTTCCTGTTAAATAATAATTTGGATAAACTCGGAAAACTTCGTAAATGTCATCCGCAGGACTTACCGCACTGGTGTAGGTTAATCCCGTTTGCAACTGCGTATATTTAACGTAATATCCCGTGGGTAAATAAGCCGTAATCGTACCCGCTCTTTGTAACGGATTTGCAAACGGACTATTATTTGCATCCGCCCAATAGTAATAATTTTGTTTGTCTAAAAATCCCGTTTGCTGGGGTATGTGTGTAGGGTTGTAACCCTGTTCGTAATATCCGAATCCGTCAAACGCAAAATAAGTTAAGCTATCTAATAAAGTATAAACGCTTGCAACCAACTTATATCTTTTGACATCAACACAAACATATTGATTCGTTGACAAGGGTACGTTATCCGTAGCGTAGTTATTGAAAAACGACGGGTGCTTAATATACTCTAATAAATACGGGCTTATATTATAAAGCGTTTGCGTATTGTTACTTGCGGGAATAAGTTTTTCGAGTACATAAGTGGGCGTTGATGGTGGCGTCGTTCCGTTCGCATAAATATACAACTCAACTTTACTTCCGCTTTGCCCTACCGCGTCAACTTCGATAATATACGGGCTTCGTGCAAAAATTCTATTTATAGCCATAATTTTTCATATTTTCTTTCATTATTTGATTAAATAGCTTTTCGCTCTCTAATCCATACCTATCTATTAATGTATCGGGTAACCCCTTAAAACCCTGTTCAAAAGGCTTTGTAAACCACAAACTCGGTTTAATTCCCTTTTCAAAAATTGAACGCGCTATTAAAAACTGCAAACTTTTGCGCCCTGTAAATTTGCCTTTGTCCCTTGGTGCTAACCCTCGGCGAACTATCCATTTATCTAATTTACTTGGCGGGGGCATTTTTGTTTTGTAACTAAACGGCGTATTGTATTTTTGCTTAACGCCTGAAACCCCCTTGTCCTGATACCACCCATACTCCTCCATTTCAAACATAAAAGTCATTGAATTGGGCATAACCTTAACCGTTGCTTTGAAGCTATCCCTTAACTTACCCGACGCCGTTTTTATAGTTAAATTTTGTTGGGCATTTTGAATTACAAAATCCCTAAATTCCTCTAACGCCTTTAATTGTAACTCCCTATCCATTTTAACAAACGTCCATATCATTCGGATAATCCACATCGAAAGTCATTGCCCACCCTGCAAGGTAGTTTTCAAATCGCTCAATAAAAGGCTCGCACGTTGGCGTTCCTCTTAATTTGTATAAATTGTCCCACATTGTTCCGTGTTTTAGCTTTTCAAAAGCACGGTTTAAGATTGCTAACGTGGTATTCAAAACGTCGATTTCGTTGTCCGCGTTTTCAAAATTATTCGGTGCTTCCTCTTTGCGCTGGCTTACGTTGTCCATACATAATAAGGTAACGTTTGCCGTGAGTACATTGTCGTTAAATGTTATTTGATTAACCATAATGTGAACTAACGGAAAAATAGTTTGTTTTCCTAAATCCACCGCAAAGATATTACCCTGCGTTACCGTATTCGTTAAAACGTCAACGTCAAAATGTTGCTTCAACTGGTTTATTAAACTATAATATCCGTTCATAATCTATTCTTTTTTATTTCGGCAATTTCTATTTCGTTTTTTTCCTGTTCAAATGTGAGATAGGTAAGACACTTAAATAATCCGTATTTAACGACTTCGTCAAATTTTGTAATGTCGCCTTTAGCAACTCCGTATATGCTTGAATACCAACCCCATTTTTTTCCGAACTGACTTCGTAGGCTGTAATCGTTTCCTCGTTCGTCATTTTGCTCATTTCCGTTTCCAAATAATTTAGGGTAGCGCTTAATAACTCGCTTCCTAAAGTCCAAAAAAAAACACTTGCCCCTATCGCCACGTCCATAGGCGCAAACTTCATCGCTTCGCAAAATTCATTTGCACCCGTGTACGGGAAAATTTCATATTTATCGTTTTTGCTCTTTGTAATTGGGCGATACATTACCGCCATTGCTTTGTGGAAGTCGTCCCAATTTGCGAGGTAATTATCCAAGTCCACGTATTCACCAAAGGTTATATTTTCTAAATCGGGAATAAAACCGAACTCCATTCCGCCAATCTTAAACCGCTCCTGAAATTTTGGCTTTTCTGCAAAGATTTTATTAAAATGCAATATCAATTCGTTAATACTTGTTAACTTCATTTTGGCTACCTCTTTTAATTCAATACCGCAAAAAATTTCAATCATTTTTTCCGCGATAAATTCCTCATCGTTGCTGTTTTTTTGAACTTTGAGAAACGCTTGGTAATTCTTTAACGGTATTTCGTTAATTGAACTTGGTACGTCTATTTCTATGCGCATATCTTAATAACTTTTATTTCGTGTTTTTGTAGTTTATAGCAACTTCGTAAGCCTTTAATAACATTTCAAAATGCGCAGGGAAACGCGCCATATTGTTAAATACGATTTGCACCCGTACCCCTTTACGCTCATAAATGTAATTTTCGACTGCGGTAATCATTACCCGCATATCGTTCGTTTTATCGAATTGCATATTTGCCGTAATTAGCATTTAACCCTAACGTTTCCATTTCGTGGTAACGTAAAGCGTCGATTGCGTGATTATTAAAGTCGATTGGCTTGTTTAATCGTTTTCCTGTTTTATCCGTGTCCCAAACGTAACCCCTCAACTCTTTAATTAAATTCGTGCTTTGGCTGGTAATTAAATACTCGTTGCGTTGCATTACATCGATTCCGTAGTTTATTGAATCCTTACCCTTGGTTACGCCTTTAATCGTTTTTCCGTAGCGTCTTATTTCCTCGATTGATTTCGGCTCGGAACTATCCGCATAAATAGCCACGGCGCTGGGTACTAACTTGGAAATATCGCTATTTAATAAACCCCTTTGATAAATTAATTCATTAACTATTCGTTGCCCGTTGTACGAATAAACCTCAACTATCGCCGTCGGGTCGTTCGTATAACCGAAGTCCATACCCAACCCCAATAAACGCGCTTCCTTTGGTATCGTGTCTATTATTTTCCAATTACTGAAAACAACGCCCTCTAAAATACCTAATTGCCCCTCTCCGTAAACTTTCCACCAATTAGCCCAATAACTCGACGTCTTCGCTTTTTCCTTATTCTTTTCAATTTGGGTAACTATGTTTTTATCCAACGCTTCGTTGTCCTTGTAAGTTAAAATAAGGAAATCGGAATCGGGTTCGTCTTTTAATTCCGTATGTACCCAAAATTCCTGCGCTGGGTTGTAATCTAAATATATTTCTTTTCGCGTTCGAATTGCTAACTCGTTGTAAGAATCAAACGTAACGTTATTGCATTCGTTTATGTATAGCACGTCCCTACGCGCACCCCTTAATTTGCTGGAATCATCTGCGCTGAAAAACTCCACCACCGAACCATTTGCAAACTCATAACGTAATAAAGATTTGTTAAATCTGTCTTCAATAAAACGCCCCGTCCATTTCATTATTTTAATGAAGTCCTTTAATGCACCTCGTCTTAAATGTGGTATTGTTTCTGCGACTATGCTTATTTCAATGCCGTGAATTAAACACGCTTTGTTTATTAAGACCGCGAGAATTGAATAAGTTTTCGAAGCACTCGTACCACCCTGAATAATTTTAACCCGTTTTTTTAACCCGAGTACCTTATTCGTCGCTGTCGTCCTTTTGAACATCGGGAAATAAAGGTATTTCGATATTTGTTTGTTCGATTTGTTGAACGGGTGCGCCGTAACCCGAATCCATTAATGCCTTATATGCGTTTACATCGCCCTCACGTGCTTTTTTAATTAACGCCAAAGTCATTAAGTCCTCTTGGCTCATTGTTTCGTTCTCGCCTGTTAACGGATTCTTTAACGATTGATTAACTTCTAACCAACGCCGTGCTATCGTGCTTCGATTTTTACTTCCCTTTGGTCTTCCGTTAGGGTTTCCGCTTTCGCCTTTTTTGAACGGTATTAAATCCTCTTTACTCATTCTGTTTTTGTTCTGTTAATAACGTGCTATAATAGTTTATAGAACGTGTTATTTTTTTAAATTTTCTTTAATTAATTTAGGTACTGCACAATTCCAATTTATCTCATGGTGCAATCGTTTATGTTTATCGCCCATCGGTGCAACCTTACAACTCGATGGCGAGTACATCACCGTATAAAAACTTTTTACATAAGTACCACAATCTAAATATAAATCTGTCATTCCGCCTTTATTCTTTTGCGTTGTTTTTTGCTTCAAAGCCACAAACGGAATCGTTCCCATTAACAATCCGATATTTTGTTTAGAGACGTATGTATTAACGTCCTCGTTGATTCTACCTACAAAATTGAACGGTCTATCTGTTGAACAAATAAACGAATTCATGCATTTACGAAATAACGTTGGTTTTTTAGCCATTCGATTATTTTTTCCTCCGATAAAATCACCCCCCTGTGCCATTGAAATCGTTGCAAAATTTGTTTTTTTATAAAAATCAATTAACGCTAAAAATACGTTATCCAAATTGTAAATATATTTGGGCGTTTGTTCTTTGTTTGAATATATACGGTATTCAAATTGAGTGTAGTCGTCATCCAATTCGATAAAATATTTGTATCCTCGTTTTTTAGCAATTTCAAAACACGCATTTCGTGCGTAAATAATTGCTCGACGGTCCTGAAAATTATCGCCCTCATCAAACGTCAATGCTATTTCGGCCTTATTAAACATCTCGACATCGTCAAAATTATCGTAGTATTCCTGTGCCGTTTTATCCTCGTTATCAATAACGAATATTATTTTGCCCGTGTAACCATGTTTACGAAGAGATTTTAAGGTATAAACGTTATTTGCTCGTCCATGACTTAATATAAAAACAACGAACTCACTCATCTCGTAAATGCGAAAGTGTTTTATGTAACTCAACAAACCCCTTTTCGATTGCTTTATTGTAATCAATTATCACGAGGGCGCTGTTTTCAATTAACGACTGTGTATCCTTATCTGCGTGTGCGTAATATTCTGCGATTTTTCTGTAATCAAAAACCACGTGCCGATACGCTGCAAATTTTAAAAATTTCTTTTCGTCATCTGATAACGAACTTTTATCTATTTCGCTGATTAATTCGTCTGCTTTTTTGGTATTGATTAACTCACTGATATTTGGCTTTAATCCTTTTGGTTCGTATATCGGACTTTCTACCATAGTCGTGTACATTTCATCGTCCGTGTCAAGCCCTAATATATCTAACCCCCAATCCTCTAATTTTTCAGCGTCCCATTCATTTGCTAAACTATCCCAATCCCACTCCCCAAAACCTACGTTATCTTTTATTAAAAATTCGTGTTTTTGTTCTTCCGTCCATTCGTCTGCTACTATAACGGGTACGCTTTCGTATTTTAACTCTTTTAACGCTTTTAAGCGCATATTTCCACCCAACACAACGTATTTACCGTCCACGTCCGTGAAAACGATTAAAGGGCGTTTATTTAGCATATCGGGGAACTCCTGAATACTTTGTACTAATTTCCTAAATTTTCCGTCTTTTATTATTCTCGGATTCTTTGGATTCGGCTTAACGTCCGTTATTTTGACTTGTTCTATTTTCATAACATTGCTCCAATACCTTTTAACGCTCTAACTACATCTATATTATTATCGTAGTGCGTGCTTATTCCTAATTCCATTACCTTTTCGATTTTGGCTTTATTCGAACCCGTTGCATAAATACGGTTTTCGGGTATTCCTAACTCGCTCGCTTTTAATAACATTCCGTCTTTATTTTCCCTTGCTGAAATAATATAAACTTCCGCTCCCTCGTTAATTAATTGTTTCGCCTTTTCGTAACCTCGTTTCGTGGTTAACGTACCGTCAAAATCAAAACTAATTTTTTCCCCTGCTAACTTCGTCTTAAAAGCGTCTTGACAAACTGCAAACCGCTGGTCGGTATCGTATTCATTTACCATTACCGAATCCGACATACATCGTTGCATAAAATCTTTTTCGGATTCGTTTTTATTTGGCTTCGGTATCGGCATTTTCCTCTTTGTAAATTGCGTACAACTTATTTAATTTATTTACCACCTCACGTAAACAACTCCCGCACGAAGTCGGTTGCATTTTTTGATTAAATACGCGGTTGTAAATCTTTAATAAATCTCTTTGTTGATTCGGAGTAAGGGCGTTTCGATTTTCACTAAAAAACGAATCTAAATAACTGTATTCGTCTTCCGTTAGGCACTGGGGTTTTGTGTACCTCCAAATATCATTCAGCTTTTGTTTACGCTTTTCGCATCCGCAATCCTCGCCTAATATCCATTTTGCTACTTTTGCTATTCCTGTAACTTCTAAAACGGTTTCCACCGTATCGCCTAACCCCTCGGGTTTTTTCTTTGGTCTTGCCATAACTATTTATTTTTATTATTAAAATATTCTTGACTTAATTCGAATAAATCTTTTCTTAAAATTTCGTTTTCCTCTTTAAGTTTTTTTATTTCCCTTTCTAATTTAGAATGTTCGTGCCAAAATTCTTTAGCTCTTATTTTTCTTAATTCCAATTCTTTTTCAAGTATTTCTAAAATGTTGACCATAACGTTATTTAATAAATTCGTAATCCGTGTTTTTGTAATCTGCGTAATCCTCTTCCAAAACGCTTTTAATTTTCCTTTTGCAATTTTTTATCGTGTTGAAAATCGAACTGCTGGAAATCGTGGTTTCTTTTGCTATGTCCCTAATACTTAATTCCGTGTCTTTGTAAA